AAGGTACTCGGCACGACCTATTGGAAGCGCCCCATTGACGCCAACAAGATTGCAGGCAGTGTCGCAGAGAAGGTCATGCACGGTCACACGCTGATTAAGAAGTACTCAACTGAAAGCCCCGTTAAGGAGGTCACAGAGGGTATTTCTAACGTGTTCCCCGCGTGGAATCTCGCAGGGCGCTCGGTGCTTATGCAGGTGTCCGCAACGTCCTGGAATAAGAACTAAAATTGAGTGGTGCGGAGGGGGTGCAAGCCCTCTCCATACCACATCAATCCACTATCAATCAATATGACGAACAAGCAGTATCTCACAAAGGCTCTTTCAGGCTTGAACGTGACGGAGGATGACATTGAAATCATCCTTGTCAAGTCAGAGCTTGATGCAGATGCAGATGTGGATGTCCGAGGGTGCGATATGGCGACATACAACCGCATGTCCGCGCTCTTTAAGGGGGTGATGCAGAATGTTTCGGAAGGTGGTTACTCTATATCTTGGAACATGGATGCCGTAAAGCTCTTCTACAACGCTCTGTGCAGTGAGCTTGGTGTTGAAAATGTACTGCTTGCGCGTCCAAAGGTGCGCAGCCGCTCACATCTATGGTAAAGCAATATCCTCACTACCTCTTTGCCGTCAAGACCACTGAATCAAAGCAGGGGGAAGATGGCTATTGGAGTGACGGTGAAAGCTCCATTGAACTTCTCTCCATGTGCCGCGAGGAGACAGACGGCAGAGGTGCAGAAGTTCAGACCGCAGATGGCACGTATCGCAAGTATTCTTCCCTTATTCAAATGCCTAAGGGTGCGTTGGTTATAGCGCCAGGCACTAATGTGTTTGTATCGGAGGATGAGGCAGGCGAAGTGGTGCGCATCAAGGGCGTTGCGTTGAAGTTTGACAAGGGGCAATTGCACTCGCGGCTATGGGTATAGAAGCTCAATTCACGAAAGAGGAAGTCCAGGAGCGATATAGCGCGTTCGTTGGGCAGATTCAGCAGCAGCAAATCAAGCGTTTGCAGATGCTTGGGGAGATGTGTGTAAATCACGCGCGTTCAGTCCCCAAGGAAACGGGCTTTGAAGACCAAACGGGCAATCTTCGCTCTTCTATTGGTTATGCCGTCTTCGTTGATGGCGTTGCCGTTCATTCGTACTACGATGAAGTGAAAGGTGGTGCAGCTGGCGCAAAGGCTGGCGCAGACCTCTCACAGAAGATTGGAGAGCGCACGCACGGTGTTTGCCTGGTCGTGACGGCTGGCATGAACTACGCCCTGTACGTTGAAGCCCGCGGGCGTGATGTAATCGCGTCGGCGGAGCAGTTAGCGGAGAGAGAGTTGCCCAGGATGTTAGACAGATTGATTGATAATATCAGGAGTGCCGCTGAATGAAGACATCATTTGACATTGACAAGATTGTCTACAAGCTGTTGAGCGGGTCAAGCGAGCTAAAAAGTACCATCACAGGCGGTGTGTACTACTCAAATGACCGCCCTGACGGCTCAGTTAAGGAGGATGTTGTGATTAACACCATCACGATGACGCAGGACTACTTGCCGCAGCTGGCGACAAGCAATGTGAACATCTACGTGGCGGACATCCAGCGCCGAATTGACGGAGTTGAGCAGGCAAAGCCCAACCATGAGCGACTTGCCAAGCTGACAAAGATAGTCTTGGACGTGTTGCGAAGCGCGCAGATTGACGGGTTGAAAATAATCCCCGAAAGTCAGTCAGTGCTTAATGATGCAACCGTCAAGCAGCACTTTTGCAACATACGCATTGCGTGGAACATACAAACACATTAGAAGAGAGGTAGAGATATGGTAACATTAGGATTAGCAGAGATTCTTGTTGGCACAGCTTCGGAAGCTGGAACGATGCCCGCAGAGAGCGCAATGACCAAGCTTGGTAAGACCTACAAGGACACCGCCAAGTTCAGTCAGGAAGCGTCAGAAGTCACGGAGCATTTTGAGGAGGGGCGAGCCGCTCCCGAAGTGCGAAAGAAGAGCAAGAAGATTCCAAAGCTGACTTTCAGCATCATGGATGCTGACATTGATGCTCTTGTAAAGTACGTTGGTGGCACGAAGGTCAATAAGAGCGGGTCTACTAAGACGCGATGGGCATTTGACGGCTCAGAGCTGGTAGATAACCGCGCTATTCTTGTCAAGACAGAACAGGGACTTTACTTTGAAATGCCCAACGCCGACATTGAGGCTGTTGTAAATGCCGACATGTCTGCAAAGGGTATCTTCCTTGTAGAGTTCACGGTGACGCCCCTTGCCGTGAAGGATGGCAAGGCTCTTCGTGCTTACGACCCCAAGGAGGCATAGTAAGTGTGCTTTTCATTGTTTAGTTGTGTTGGAAGCCCTCAGACCCCGCGGTGTTTGGGGGCTTCTTTCTTTCCACAGATATGAGTGACGAAAAGAAAGCATTGACCCAGGAGCGCTCAGAGCTAAATGCCCTAATTGGTAGGGGCGTTTCCTTTGAGGTTGAGGATGTGCAGGTGCAGAGTACGCCGCGCTTCTTCGGTCTATTTGAGAAGAAGAGCATTGTGCCTGTTACGCGCACATTTGTCATCCAAGAGCCTACACTTGGTACGCTTGACAGACTTTCCGCAGAGTGGGTGGAAATGGCGATTGATGAAGAGGAGTTAAAGGGCGAAGATGCCATGTATCAGGCACGACTATTAGCCAAGAAGCACGCGTTGCGATGTGCAAAGGTCATAGCCCTGGCGGTGCTTGGCTCGGACTACCTTGTGCCAAAGGTCGGCAAGGGCGGTGGCGTTGGCTACGAACGCGACACGGAGCGCCTTGAGGAGCTGACCGCCCTATTTGCACGAAGAATCAAGCCATCAGAGCTGTATCAGCTATACACCTTGATTGGCGCAATGTGCAACTTTGGGGATTTTTTGAACTCTATTCGATTGATGTCCGCCGACCGAACAACAACGCCAATTCGGATAGAGGAAAACAGCGAGGTCTAAGAAGTACACACGGCAGGAGGGGTGCTATTTGCGCCCATTTCGGTTGGACGTTGGATTACTTGACGAACGGTATTGCTTGGTCTGTGGTGCAGAAGATGATGCTTGACGCACCAAGCTACGACATGAGCGATGGCGAAGAGGAGCTTTCACTGACAGAGAGCAACCGCGATAGTATTATGGATTATGTAAATAGTTTGATGTAGTGGCAAACATTGATGGTGGTGCGCTTTCGTTCAAGTCGGTCATGGACAATGACCAGATGAACGAGGCGATTGAGGAGACGTTGCGAAGGGTGCAAGGCTTGTCAGATGCAACCGTTGCAGGTGGTAAGAAGATGGACAGCGCCTTTGTGACCACTGCTGATGGCATTCGCCAGGCGATTTCGCAGATTGGTCAAGCCGTGGACATCCACGAAGCTAAGCTTGGGGAGCTGACGGGGCAGTATGTCCAGCTTAGTGACAAGATTGGTGCAGCGATGGCATCGGGTCGCACCGACGAAGCGCGCGCCATTAGGGAGACGCGAAATGCCATATCGGGGGAGATTGCCGTTCGTGAGAAGGCGGTTGAGGAGGCGAAAGCCCTTGCCGCTGAGCTTGAAAAGGAGGCACAGAAGCGTGAGCAGTCAACCAAGCAGATTGAAGCCAACGCACAGGCACATCAGACCTTGCGTGGTCGCATTCGCGCGTTGAAGGAGGAAATGGCTTTGTATCGCGAAGCACACGGCGACCAAACGGAGGAGTACCGCCGAATGTCCGCGGAGCTTGGGAGATTGTCGGACATCCAAGGGGATATATCCACGCAAGCCAAGATACTATCCAACGACCAAGCGAAGTTTCAGGGCTTCATCCAAGGCGTTTCCGGCTTGTCGGGTGCATTTTCCGCCGCCACGGGGGCTGTTTCCCTCTTTGCAGGTGAGAATGAGAACTTGCAACGTGTGATGACCAAGGTGCAGAGCGTCATGGCTATTGCTATGGGCTTGCAGTCGGTCTCACAGACCCTCAACAAGGATAGCGCATTTCAGCTTGTCACGCTGAATGGCTTAAAGGAGTGGTGGGCAGGCATCGTGGCGAAGTCCACCGCCGCGGAGGTCGCAGAAACGACCGCAACGGTAGCCAATACAGCAGCGCGCCAGGCACAGACCGCCGCAACGGTGCAAGGAACGGTTGCACAGGGTGCTAATGCCGTTGCCCAGGGGGCGCAGACCACGGCAGCTGCAACGGGGACTGTTGCCAACCTCACTCTTGCAGGGGCATTCAGGGCGGTTGGGCTTGCTATTAAGTCAATCCCCGTATTCGGGTGGCTCTTAGCAGGCTTGTCAGCGATTGTGGCTATCTCTACGCACTTTGCAAGCAAGGTGCGTGAGGCACGAAAGGCACAGGAGGAGTTTACAAAGGCGATGATTGAAGGGGCGTACAAGCCCATCGGCAAGCTTGAGGAGCTTTCAGCAAAGTACACCGCGCTTGGCAACAACATCAAAGAAAAGGAGCAGTTCATCAAGGACAACCGGAAGGCATTTGACGACCTTGGTGTGGCTGTAACCAACGTTCGCGATGCCGAAAATCTGCTTATAGACAACAAGGATGCTTTCATTTCGGCACAAATCGCCAAGGCAAAGGCTATGGTGCTTGCTCAAAACGCCTCGGAGAAGATAAAGAAGCAGATGGAGTTGCAGGCAGAGGTGGAGAAGATGCCCGACAGAGTGACCGTTGCAATGACCGGTGGTAGTGCGATGGGTGGTTATACGACATCCACGCTGAATAACACCATCAAGGAGAAGAAGCGCAAGGAGATTGAAGAGCTGCAAAAGGAGATTCGCGAGGACTTCAAGCGCGCTGCCGAGGAGGAAGCGAACGAGTACAACAAGCTCAAAAAAGCGGGCATCAAGAGCGCTGGTACATACGCACAAGGCACGATTGGTGCTATCGAGAAGGCTATTGCGGAGAAGCAGGAATCCTTGAAGCACTTGAAGCCAAACACCACGGAGTGGAAGAAAGCCAACAAGGAGATTGAGGCACTGCAAAAGCAGATAGAGAAGCCCACAAGAAAGCATGCAGGCTCTTCAAAGAAGGAGAAAGACCCCTTTGTTGAGAAGCTGGAGAAGCGAAAGGAGGAGTATGAGCGATACAAGAAGTGGCTCAATTCAGGGGATGACGTGCTTATAAAGTCCGCATCTGTGGAGTTCAAGGGGCTAATTGCCCAGGGGGCGACCTACATTGACTTCCTAAAAAAGCAACGAGACGAGATACTTTCCATTGATGCTGGCGAGCGCACCAAGGAGCAGAACAAGAATCTTCGCGCCCTGAATGACCGCATTTCAGAGGAGACGAAGAAGACGGTATTGGAAGCTTTCAACGAGGAGCTTTCAAAACAGCTCGGCAACGCCAAGACCACCCTGGAAATGCTCAACATCATTGCGCGGAAGCGCAAGGAGCTGGCGGATGATGACAGCGAGCTTGGTAGCGACAAGAAGAAGACACTTGACGACGCTGAGGTAAATGCCGTGCAGAAGCAGCAGGAGGAGACGAAGAAACTGCTTGAAGATTATGCTTCCTATCTTGATAAGAAGATACAGCTTGACTTGGAGTACAACAACGACCTTGCGCTCTTGGAGCGTGCGAGGGCGAAGGCGACCACCGATGAGGAGCGCAAGAAGATTGACGCAGCCATTGCAAATCGCGCGAAGCAGTACGCCAAGGACAGCAAGACATCAGGGGACAGCGACTTTGACCAGCTCTTGCAGACATATCGCACTTTTGAGGAGAAGAAAGACGCCATCATTGAGGAGTTCAACGAGAAGCGCGCGCGTGCGTTGGAGCATGGCAATACGGAGCTTGTCGAGCGCCTCAACAAGGCGCAAAACGAAGCATTGTCAAGGCTTGCGATTGACGAAATGAAGCTATCCCCCGATTGGGAGAAGGTGTTTGGAGACCTTGATGAGGTCGGCAATAAGGAGCTGGAACGCCTGCTTGCGTCGATTGAGGGAAAGACCGCCATCCTTGGTGTGGAGCTATCCCCAGCGGACTTCAAGGCTATCCAAGACAAGGTCAAGGAGCTAAAGGATGAGATACGAGAGCGCAACCCCTTCAAGGCGCTTGCCAAGTCCTTTGGCGACCTCAAAAAGGCTACTACAGACGGCGAAGCTACAGCGGCGTTGTCGTCAATGTTTGACAGCGCGGCAAAGTCGGGTCAGCAGCTAAAGGGCATTATCTCAGATGTTACAAGCACTCTTGAAGATTTGGGTGTCGAGGGTACAGAAGAGGTGGGTCATGTCATCCAGGCGCTGGAGGGGCTTGCTGAGGGCGCGCAAAACGCCGTTATGGGCATTGTTTCAGGTAATCCCGTGCAGGTCGTGAGTGGCGCTATCAAGGCGGTCAGCTCTGTTGTTAAGTATTTCACGGGTGCGAACGACCGCCGTGCAGAGCGCTCTATCAAGCGACACCAGGAGAATGTGGCGGGTCTCACCTCAGCGTACAAGGAGCTGGAGTGGCAAATCTCTAAGGCGCTATCGGGTAGCAAGTACAAGCACCAGCAGGCGGCTATTGACAATATGAAGCAACAGCAAAAGGAGCTTCAGGGGATGATTGCCGCTGAGGGTAGCAAGAAGAAGAAGGATAATGGCAAGGTCAATGAGTGGAAGGAGCAGATAAAGGAGATTGACAGAACAATCGCTGACACCATTGAGAGCATGAACAAGAGCTTGCTTGACACCGATGTCAAGAGTGTTGCGTCACAGCTTGGTGATGCCATTGTTGGTGCTTTTGAGAGTGGCAAGGACGCCGCCGCTGCTTGGGGTGAAAGCGTCAAGGGCATTGTGAACAACGTTGTCAAGAACTTGCTAATCCAAAAGGTGCTGCAGGAGCCGATTGACAAGATTATAAGCAAGTACACTTCTAAGTGGGTGGGCAAGGATGGCGCTTTTGTTGGCTTTGATGCCGTTGTGAGCGATGTGAGTAGCTTGTCAAGTGAGCTGACGGGGCTTTATCCTCAGCTTGAGCAAGCCGTTGGTGCGCTCAAAAATAAGCTAAACATCACGGCGGCGGAGACTGATACATCACTGACCGGTGCGGTTAAGGGCGTCACCGAAGAGACGGCAAGCATTGTCGCAGGTCAGATGAATGCAATGAGAATCAACCAGGTGGAAGCGTCAGCAATCTTGCGCCAGCAACTCACAGCCCTAAATGCCATTGTGCAAAATACATCCTACAACCGCATGTTGGTGGAGATACACAAGGAGCTGAGAGCGATGAATGGCGGTGCAGACCCATTGCGCTCCCAGGGATTAGCATAAACGAAGCGATATGAATGCAATAGCGAAGGAGCTTGCACGACAAGCGAAAAAGGCGGGCATCTGTGAGGAGTGGTACGGGCAGTTAAAGCTTCTCACAGACAAAGACGCGATGATAGACATGTACATCAAGGGGATTGATTTCTGCTTGTCCAACGACTATCCAAGCAATGACTATATCAGAGAGCATTTCAAGGGGTCAATGGAGAAGAAGGGTGTCTATCTTGATGATGAGATAATGCTAAGCAATCCACGCAGGTGCGTGGCACTCGGACGTACCGTTGGGAGCGTCGTTGTTGGTGGTTATGGCGTGTGCGAGGTCTTTGTGAAGCACGATTCAGTGCTGGTCATCAGCGCAAGTGGGAATGCCTTTGTGGAGATTGACATGTTTGACGCTTCGGAGGTGTCTGTGCATACGACAGAGCGCGCCAAGGTGCATATCAATAGATATGGCGGTCGGCTGACCACCGACCAGCAAGGTGAAAGCGTCATCAAGGTGGTTGAAAAGGAAACAAAGACATATTGATAGTATGGGAGCAGGGGAACAGAACATCATTTTGAACGTGCCTTTTGATGAGAGCAGAGGTGCATCAGTTGCTTATGATTATAGCGTCAAGCGCGCAGATATACAGCTTCACAACGCTTCGTTTTCGGCTGGTCGCAATGGCAATGCCGTGGAGTTCACGGGGGACGGCTACGGGGAGGTGACAAAGCAACTCTTTGACAACCTCAATGGAGACTTCACGATAGACCTTTATGTACACTCGCTTGTTGATGGCACGGGCTTTACGTGGTATCTGAACTTCAGCGGAGGCGAGGATAACCGCCTGGAAGTGCCAATCAGCGCGGGTGTGGGAAGATGGACGAATGTTGCCATTGTCCGCAAGGGCGGTTCATTTAGCTTCTACCAAGATGGGCAGTTGGTCGCCGAAGAGACGAAGGCGGGCAATCTTCTTGGACTTGTCCTTAATCAAGACTACTACGGCAGCGACTATGGCGTGTGCCTTATCGACGACTTGAAGATTTACAACTCAGCATTAACCAAAGAAGAGCTTAAAGAAGTGGCAGGAGATGATAAGCGCCAGGCATACACCCTTGACGGCGTTGATTTCAGAGAGTTTGGTGTGTTCGTTTCAGATTCCGATGGCATCTTGAATCGTCCCAAGTTAAAGACCCTTGCAAGTATCTCTTGGGACAACTACCACGGGGAGGATGTAGACCTCAATCATAAGTACTACGAAGCGCGGGAAATCACGTTGTCCTGCTTCATCAAGGCGAGCAACAAGATGGAGTTCGTCAACCAAATGGCACGCTTTGAGCAACAATTTGATAAGCGAGGCTTGCACCGCCTTGTGATTGATGTGCATCCCACGAAGCCCCTAATCTATGAGGTGTACTGCAAGGATGAAATCAGCGTGTCAAAGCGCTGGAATGATTCCTTGATGGTCGGCACATTCAAACTAAAGCTGACAGAGCCACAGCCCGTCAAGCGTGTATTGCGCCATGTGCGTGTGTCAGACGCTACGAAGACATGCACCATCAACCTGACGAGTAGCAAGCTTGTAAATGTCTTTTGGGGGGATGGCGAAGTCCAAGAGGACATTTCAGGGAAGAACGTGACAATCTCACACACCTACAAGGAGGACGGCGAGTATTTCCCAGTCATCACAGGGTGTATTGATGAAATTGAGGCATTTACCACCAACGCCATTGTTGTATGGAACAAATTGTAGTCACGAGAAAGGACGGCACGACCTACCCGCTTGCCGTCAAGAAAGAAGCAACCGGAATCAAGCAGGCTACCCAATCATGGGGCTTGCTTGGTGATGATGTGGTGAACATCACGGTGGAAAGCCCCTATCCACAGAGCTATGCAATCGGGGATAGTATCAGCGTTTTTGGGCGTACGTACCGCCTAAATCAGCTGCCAAGGGTCAGACGCACAGGAGCGCATAAATACGCCTATGACCTGACTTTTGAGGGCGTGCAGTACGACCTTTTGCGTGCAATCTATGACGTGACCATTGAGACGACCGGCAACACCTTGCAGGATGTCCAGGGGGATGCCCTCACGGGGGATTTGAGGCGCTTTGCCACCGTGCTTATCTCCAACGCCAACCGTGTGTTCCCTGGAAAGTGGAGGCTTGGCACTTGTCCAGCGACCATTGCAGATAAGACGCTGACTTTTGGCGATGGGGATAATTGCCTTGCCGTGTATCAAAATCTGTGCAAGACCTTTGAGGTTGAAGCGACCATCACGGAGAGTGCAGGAGTGTACACCATTGACTTTGCCAAGCGTGTAGGTGTGACGCACCCATTCACCTTTGAGTTTGGCAAGGGTATGGGTCTGTACGCCCTTGACCGGCAGAACGTGGACAGTTCAAATATCGTCACTCGCCTAAAGGTGTATGGGTCAAGCGACAACATCACGAACAAGTACAGAGCGCAACGCCTGTGCCTTCCTGGAAAGAGCAAGGCGCAGTCATTCATTGAGCAGTCGGACGCCGTGGCTCGCTATGGCGTGCATGAAGCTCGCAAGGTCTTTGACGACATCAAGCCTACATTCAATGGCAGGGTCACGGCGGTTGTGGCTGGCAACATCCTGCAATTCCAGGATGCCACCATGTTTGACTTGAATGCTAAGGAGGCTGACGGCAAGACAACGAAGTACCTTGTGGCGGGTTTAAGTGCCAAGATACACTTTAACACGGGCAACCTCGCTGGCTACGAGTTTGACATCAGCAAGTACGACCATGCAACAAAGACTTTCACGCTCAAAAAGCTAACAGACGACCGTGGCGACGTCTTCCCATCGTCAAGCTCTACGGCGTTTCAGTTCGCTGTGGGGGACGAATACAAGATACTTGATGTGACGCTCCCAGAGAGATACCAGCAAGAGGCTGAGCAGAAGTTGCAGGAGCGAGCCACGGAGTACTACCGACAGAACAGCCAGCCGAAAGTGAAGTATGGGCTATCTGTGGCAAAGTCCTACTTGCAGAAGCTGTTTAGAGGCGGCGAGGCAACGGGGCTGTTCGCGCCAGGCGACTACATCAATGTGAAAGATGAGAGCATTGGCGTAGATAAGTCAGTGCGCATTCAGAGCTTGGAGCGCAATCTGCTTGATGTCTACAGCTACACATTGACGCTTGCAGATGTAGCCGAAAGCAACATAACAACGCGCGTTATCTCGGAGCTTGTAGACCTTGACAAGATTACCACCGTCTACAAGCTGAAAGACCCTACACGAGCGCGCGCAAATTGGCGTTCAACGCGTGAGGTGCTGGATATGGTGTTTGACCCTGATGGCGACTACTACACCGACAAAATCAAGCCCAATTCCGTTGATACCCTGGCGTTGTCGGTCGGGGCGAAGTCTATGCAGTTCGCCTTGCAGGATGTTGTGTTTGAGCCGAACTACCAAGGGCAGAAGAATGCCGTACGTGTGTCGGATGGCACGCTGACGCACTATGCCATTGAGGAGCAGCCGCGCACGTGGAGGGTGGCGCAAGTGGTTTCACAGCTTGGAGAGGATAGTACCCCTTACTACATCTTTGCGCGATGCCCAAAGGATGGCAATGCCGCTACGATGATATTTAGCAAGTCTCCTGTCAAGGTAGAGCAGGAAGCGGGTGTTTATCACTTTTGGGTGGGCGTCGTCAATTCTGTTGATGCTACGCTGCAAGCGCGCTCAATGTCGCTAACTTATGGCTTCTCAACAATCAACGGGCGATTTATCAAGACGGGGCGTATTGAGAGCGCTGACGGCTCTACGTATTTTGACCTGGATGATGGCGAGATTGGCGGGCGCGTCATGTTCACATCTAATGGTCAGCGCAAGAGCCTTGATGAGTTCGGGGGTGACATCAGCCGTCAGTTGGCAAGCCGTGGTAGGGTGTTCACAGAGCAACCAACGCCACCTTATGACGCTGGAGATATATGGGTAGATGGCAAGGTGCTTCGACGCTGTGCTACGGCGCGCGCGTCTGGTGCTTACGTTGCAGGCGATTGGGTGCTTGGTGTTGCGTATGACAACACCAAGACGACCATTGATGGCGGTCTTGTCACATCGGGGACTATACAGGTGGCGGGCAGTGCGTCGGCAATCCTTGCGGGCGTGACGGGCTACGGAACAACGCCTGATGCCGTGCGCTTTTGGGCTGGTGCGACCTACGAAAACAGGGCTGATGCACCATTTGTGGTGCATCAGGATGGCACAACCAAGATGAGCAAGGCTAATGTATCAGGCATTATTGACGCCAAGGGAGGTAAGATTGGAGGATTTGGTATAGCTGATGGGAGAATTGGCGCCGCTAACAACTACAACCAATCAACGGGGCTTTCGCTGACCGACCGAAACATTCGCTTCCGCGGGGACACGGTGGGGACAATGGCATTTGCTTCTATCGGTGTGCTGAATTGGCTTGGATACAGCAACGCGGGTATGTTTGAGCTGTCCAGCAGCGACAATCACATCCTTGGGTCGGCTCTTTACGCTAAGTGTGTGTCGGGGGATGGCTCGCTCGACTACTTTTACCCTCAGCGCGCTTTTGAGTACCTCGGCAACGTGTATGGCATTGGCAAGCATTGCGACTACTTCACAGGGTACATCGGGGAAGCGTACAGCGACACCCTTGTACTGCATTTTGATACGACTAACAAGTTTCACTTCACGCGCGTTGGCACGGGTTATCTTGGCATGGATTTGCCAACCAAGACGATGATTGACAAGCACGCAGGAGGAAAAGACATCTTCTTTAACATTGAGATTGTGTGCGATAGGGATATGTGGAACAAGATAAAGGTCAAGTCGCGACCAGGTGCGCAGATGTACAACAATGACGGCATTGCCATTGATGGTATAGACATGATGCGAGGTGACAGCCTGACATTGCGCTACTACAACGGCGCCTACCACATCCTAAATAAGCAGTTCACAACGTAGTTGCAATTTAGTTGCACACGTGTGTTTTATAGTGATATATAGTTGGTAAATTTGTGTAATTAGTAATCGGATTATGGCAGAGACACGTTCAGGAGAACAAACATCACCGCAAATAGGGAATATGGGGGTGATTGGTAGCCTCAAAAAAGGCTCTTTCTCCCTCCCCGACGGTGCTTGCTTCAACATCAAAAATGAGGGCTCTTCCGCTGTTGAGCTATCTGTACAGCTCGCAGGGATGAAAGAGGGGGAGTTTATAACCACACGGTTTGACCCAGGTTGGAATCCTGAGATTGTCCGAGTGGTGAAGCAGTCGCCGCTTGATGGTGTTAACTTAAAATGGGGGTATTAGCATGGGAATTGTAATAGGAGTTGGGCAGACGAAGCCGCAAGAGCCTTACGAGAGCTTCTACGGCATAGAATGGGACATAACGGTCTCAAATCCAGATGTGTCGCGCGTGGGCAAGAAGGAGCTTCACCAGGAGCTACCCGTGCAGTCGTTGATGCGCCGCTGTGTGCTTCGCGACAACGGTGAGGTGGCATACTACCTTGATGCCAACGATAGCGCCAAGAAGGAGGGCGGTGCACCCGCCAATCTTGACGGCACTGATGGGCAGGTAATGGTTGAAATGCCCTCTTTTTACTACAAGTTTGAGGAGGACGGTAACAAGCGCCGTGCGCTTATCTCGATTGAGAAGACACCTGGATTTTCAACGTTTGAAAAGTGCTATGTGTCGGCTTATGAAGCAACCGTTCAGCACTCTTCACGCAAGCTGTCGTCTGTTGCAACAACCAACAACGACTATCGCGGTGGTGATGGTAGCTTAATCGGTAAGAATGACCAGGCGTTAAAGCCAGGCTACCCGATTGCAAATGTGTCGGCTGTTTCCTTCCTTGAGTTTGCACGAGCGCGAGGCGCGCGGTGGAATTTCTACCTGTACGAAGCGCACAAGATGCTCTTTTGGCTCTTTGCCATTGAGTATGCAACTTTTGATGCAAAGAAAGACTTCATCGCAGGGGTTGACTCTAATGGCTACAAAAGAGGTGGCATTGGGCAATCTGTGTGTAACTCAAGTGTGGGTGGCGTTATCATCCCTTGTGGCGTGACGAACACACTTGGGAACAGCACAGGCGTTGTATCTTACACGAACAACATACCAAGTGGCAAAAGTGAGGTGTTAAGCGTGCCATCATACCGCGGAGTTGAGTTGCCGTTTGGACACCTGTACAAGGTTGTGAATGGTATCTTTTTTGACAACGATTGGAATGTCCTTGTTGCCAAGACGGCAGATGTCGTTGCTTCCGACAGGCTTCTTCGCAGTGGTGCGACCGTTGGTGTTTTTGCGCGTAGTAGTGGATATATCAAGGCTGTAAACTTTGGAATTAGTGGCGACATCATCGCCAAGGAGGTTGGCGCGAGCAATCGGTCTTACTTCTGCGACTATTCATACGCGGTCGGAGAGCGCCCAGCATTTGGCTCTCACGCCAAGGAGGGTGCGGGGTTCGCAGGCTTCATTTATTCGCGACCAATCACCAATGAGGCACTTCCCACGCCAAACGTAGGCACGCGCCTCTGCTACTATCCACAGCCAAAATAGACTTACAGATATGAGATTAAGTGAATTAGAGCCGAATGCGTTTTATGACGCGGTGGCTGGCGAGCCAGCGCGCTTGCAGAGAGATAACGATGGGTCGCACCTCTTCTGCTACAACATCCAGCCGCGAATGGTTGCTGGTGAAGATGGCGGAGAGGAGAAGCAAGACGGCTGGCAGTGTCGTGAGCTTCGTCTGTTTGTTGAGCCAACGTGTGAGAACATCAAGCACGCAATCATCAACAGCGTGTACAATGCAGATGCACGCCTTGACCTGGTGAGCCGCTACAACGCCTATGTGTCGGCTATCAGCGATGATGAGAGCGTTGCGGAGGAGTACAAGGGCTTCATACAATTCATGGATGACGTCGATGAGCTGCTTGATTGTGATGGGGGGAGGCACGCCAAGAGCAAGGGCGTACCACGCTTCGTGACGGCGCGACAATTCCGCCTGGCTCTTATCGCTGGCGGTGTGAAGCTCGCTGATGTCACAAAGGCAATCAATGCACTCCCTGAAGCATATAAGGAGCAAGCTCTTGTCTCTTGGGAATACGCACCGACCTTTGAGCGCAACAATCCATTCATCGCACAGCTGGCAAGTAAGTTTGGCTTTACAGATGAGAGCCTTGACCAGCTGTTTATCCAAGCTGATAAGCTGTGAGGACGTTTGTTTTAGGCTTCATCCTCTTCTTGGTGTCGGTGGCACTGCTTGTGCCACTGACGCTTATAAACTTCGCCGTTGTCGCGTCAAGGGGAAAGGCAAAGGGGTACTTCATGAGTACCGCCGTGAACCTTGACCGCTTCGGCAACTACGAGTTCCGCACGCTGTTTAATTCCACCCTTATACGCCGCGAAAGCGCGCACCGCTTTGGTGCTTTTGAAGAGACGATAAGCAGTGTACTTGGTAAGAATCAGCGTGCGGGAACTCTTTCACCTTGTGGTAAAATGCTCGCTGGTCTTCTTGACAAGATAGATGAGGGGCATTGCATCAAATCAATCATAGATACATAGTATGTGGGGATTAATTAAAGAGCTTCTGACCAACTTTGGTCGATACATTCTTAGCCTGATGGGCGTTGTGCTTGCGTTCCTTGAGCCAACCGCGCCTTTCGTTTTTATCTGCACGCTCGCAGTCCTCTTTGACTGCTACACGGCGTGGGCGCTTTCGCGCCGCGTCAAGAAGAAGTACCCAGGCGCGAACGATGGCAAGTTTAAATCAAACTACGCAGGCAGGGTGTTTGGAACGCTTATCAAGGTGTATGCACTGACCATCCTTGCGTACCTGGTGCAAACTCATGTCCTGGAGGGCTTGCCAATCAAGCTTCCAAACATTGTAGCCGCCGCGGTGTGCTTTTGGCAGGTGTGGTCGATGCTGGAAAACGAAAGCTCTTGCAATGATGCCAAGTGGGCAAAGATTGCGCAGCGCATCTTGGTCGACAAGACGGAAAGGCACTTTGAAATAGACCTTAGCGAACTAAAAGAGAAGAAAGACAATGGCGAAAGTTGAGCTATTAGCACCATACATCAGAAAGTGGGAGGGGGGCTTTGTGAATGACCCAGCGGATAGTGGAGGGGCTACCAACATGGGTGTCACGATAGGCACGTTTGAACTCTATTGCCACAAGAAGGGCTACCCGCGCCCAACGGTGGAGCGCCTGAAAAAGCTGACCCCCTCGGAGTGGACGGACATCCTGAAAACAATGTATTGGGATAGATGGCAAGCCGACAAAATCAAGTCACAGAAGGTTGCCAACATCCTTGTCGATTGGGTGTGGGGGTCAGGTGTCCACGGCATCAAGATTCCGCAGCGCATCCTTGGTGTTGCTGTTGATGGCGTTGTCGGGGAGAAGACGTTGCAGGCGCTAAATGCACAAGACCCTGACAAGCTCTTTCAGGCGATATACGAAGCCCGCCGAAAGTTCCTACTTGACATCACTGAAGCAAGCATCAAGCGATATGAGGAGAAGATTGGGCGAAAAGCCACCGAAGCGGAGCTATTGCGCCACACCAACAAACGCTTTCTTCGCGGATGGAGCAACCGCTTGGAGGACATCAAGGTCGTGTCACGATGAAACGCGTTGCCATTATGCTTGCGGTCGTCCTGGCGGCGTCCTGCTCGCTTAAAAAGAAGAGCGTTGATACATCTGTTGTCAAGGTAGATTCAACGGCTGTGACCGCCTCCAGCAAAGCCAAGGTTGAGAGGTTTGTTGATACGACCACCACGACAACGGGGCGTGTTGTGGTCACGGAGGTGGAGTTTGCCACAGATAGCACCGCCGGCACGATTGAAAGCATCGTATTTGGGTCGAATGGCATAGAGGTAGCGGGCATCACAGGGCGTCCGATACGCTCAATAAAGCAGCAGGTCTTTGAGAGCATACACGAGCGCAAGGGAGAGAGCCATGAGGGTGAGGAGAGCGAGGAGAGCAAGCAATCAGCATCTGTGCGTAGTGAATCATCGCGCGTGTCCAAGGTGCTTGCACCAGCCCCCGACCCTTACAGATGGCGCTACATCTTCTACCTGGCGTTGATAGGCTGTGCCGTTGTCCTTTACGCCAAGCGCACGCCTGTCATTGGTTGGTTGCGGCGCATCCTTAGCGGTCTTATAAAGCGGTAATTTCCAAGGTCTGTCCAAAAATAGACCATTTTCGTGACTTCGCGAATATGGTGTTTGCTTGCAAGTGCCTTGTTGTCAGTCGTTTGCAAATGTCCAAAGCGCAACCATTTCGGTGAAGCTAACAAAATGGTTTTGGCTTGTCGGATTTTTGATTACCTTTGAAGTGTCATAGAGGTAGCCAATGGGCACCCGTGACTTACGTTACGTAACCCAAGTAGGCATATTTGCCTTGGGTGAAAATCAGAGCGGGGAGACCTTGGTCTCCTCACTCTTTTTTTTGCTCCAAAGAAACAAGAAAGCCCCACACCATAAGGTGCGGGGCTTTTCGTTTGCTTGTAGTACTTAGTACTCGGAGAGGAGTGGCTTCACCTCCTCGGCGCGTGCCTTCTCTTCGTCGGTGAACTCTTCGGGGTATCGTTCGATGACCTCCTCAACGTGGCTCTTAAACCATGCCTCGCAAATTTCGCCGATTTCCTCGTCCGAAGAAGCGAGCGTCCACTTTGCATCGCCGATCTCGTATGCCTTGATGAGGTAGTTTGATTGGTTGTTGTCGTACACGCGTTCATTGTCTACGAACGTATCGATGAACTCGTCGTACTCTTCTGTGCTGTTGCACTCCCAGCGCAGCTCTACGGTGTGACCATCATTGGTGTCTACCGTGATGCTCCAAATGCCAAGGTAGGGGTATTCCTTGATGTAGGAGCAAAGGAGGTCTTCGATGAAGCTCTTTGCATCGTCAATAGTATCAACGCCGTTGATGTTGTTGTAAGCGACAAGCGCGCTGCTGTTGCGGTCTGCATAGAACTCAACGCCGTTGATGATAGTCTTCTTCGTTTCCATTTTCTTTTGTCTTGTTTACGTTACGTGTCTCGTGGTGTCTCTCACCCTTTGACACTACAAAGATAAGACATTGTTTTTACCCAGCCAAATTTTGAGGTAAAAATTTTTGGGTGTGGTGTTATTTTCTTCTTCTTGTATGCTCTTTTGCTGTGGTGCTTTGTATTGTCGCCTATTGTTTTTACCTTTGCATTATAATAAGGTAAATATATATAGCTATGAATGTGAAAGAGAGGCTTGATGCTATCAAGAAGCGCAAGGGCATTGAGAGTGATGCTGAATTGGCACGCTTGCTTGGTGTCTCAAAGCAACGTCTGTATGGGTGGAAGAACCGCGATATAATTGACGTGCCTATCATTATGGCGGTATTCCCTGAACTTCGCCCTGAATGGGTAGAGCGCGGGGAGGGCGACATGTGCGACCAGCATGCAGAGCTATTGCGAAGGGTGGAGCAGTTGCAGGAGCTTGTTGAGGAGAAGGACGACATTATAAGCAAGCAAGCCGACCACATCAAGCGTCTCACAAAGGCGTTGATGGGAGGATGGTAGAAGATTAACGAAAAAGCCCCAAAATCGCATGAATTTTGGGGCTTTCGTGTACTTATTCGTGTACTTAAATCGTAAATCCTTGAAAATCAAGGTTTATTGCGGAGAGAGAGG